ACTTATACAGTTACATTTTCTGCTAACACTGGTAAGTTTACAATTACTGCTTCATCTGGTGATTTTACATTAGCTTTTAATACTAATGATGATGGTAATGTAGATATTGCTAAATATCTTGGATTTGCTGAAGGTGTTGTTTCTGCTTCTTCTTCATCTTCTGTATTAACTTCTTTGAACGTTGTTAATCTCCAACGCTACGACGTACTTTATTTAAGATCTGATATAGCAGAAAATGCTGGAGATGATTTATTATGTGAAATATATGTTGGATCATCTATAGATCTTTCCTTTATTAGATACGTAACACCATCAGCAAAATTCCATTCTGTAGGTTTAGCTTCTCCTACTCCAAATTGTGCTAGGTTTTCATTAACTGATGCAAATAGAAAGGTTGTTAATCTAAATGGATGCAATATGAGATTTATCTTACAAGCATTCAAAAGCGATCGCAAGTTTTCTTAAAATTATTCTACAATTTCCCTTTCAAGAATATGTTCATAATACCAATCACGAATATCAATTGCTAATTCAAGACAATCAAATGAACCAAAGTATTTCTTTTTCCCATTAATTCTCATCGAAAGTCTCCACTTTTTGTATTTTGTTAATTGTATATTTTTATATTTTGATTTTGATTTTTGATTATATACTTGTTCACTTTGATTTGCCCATCTCAAATTACAAACACAATTATTATGTTTATCACGATCAATATGATCGACTGTTGGTTTATTTTCAGGATTTGGAATAAAATGAATTGCTATCAAACGATATACAGAAAAATAGTTTCTTGTATTTTTTTTGAATAATGTAACTCTGTGATATCCTCTTTTTTCAATTGAGTGTGCTAAATTTGATTTTTTGTATTTGCTATAAACATCTCCTTTTGAACTAATTCTATAGGTTGGATAACCTTCAATATCTTTCCATATGACTTCACACTCACACATATAAGATTAATTTCATTTTTAGAAAAATAATATATGTTATTATATTAAATGTATCAAGGGTGTACAAACAGTTTATATAATCCATCACAGATTGTCGGGACGGGAGGAACAACTTTAGTTCTTGCAGATACTACTCAATCTACTGATAGTTTAACTGGTGCTTTAATTGTTTCTGGTGGAGCAGGTATTGCCAAAGACGTAAATATAGGAGGTGCTTTAGATACCTCAGGTGCTGTTAACATTAATGATACAACTCAATCAAGTTCTAATGTTACTGGTGCATTGATAGTAGATGGAGGTGTTGGTATAGCTAAACAATTAAATGTTGGAGGTAACGTAGATATCGATGGTACTCTTACAGTTGGTGGTACTGCAATTACAGGAGGAGGTGGAGTTGGATCAATCGGTTGGGGTGGAAATTTTGTAAATAATTCAGGTGGTTCTGTTGGAAGTGGTTCTACTACTACAGGTGATAAACTATTATACTTTAGATTGGATGTTTCTGGTAACATAGCTAATGGTGGTGCAATTGGATCTTCTGGAGAAACGTATCAGAATATTTCTGGTATTTCTATCCCAGGAACCAATACTGGTTATTTTCAAAGAACTGCTTAAATAGTTTCTTCACTTAATCCATCAATCATTTCCAATTCTAATCGTTCTCTTTCTTTTTCCATTTTTTCATTAAGGTTTGTTGCAGATACTTCTGTTGTTTTTTTTAGGTTTTCTAAGAATTTTTGTTTTTCAAGATCACTTGTATCTAGAATATCTTGGCCATAAAAATCACTCATTATTTTGTTATCGATGTAAAAGTATTCGTTCATCTTTCACTATTATGGAATATATTTTTATTTTTTCATTTTTTATTTTTTTATATATACTTATTAAGATTTAAACTATATATTTATATATACGTAATGCCAAGTAGAACAAAAGAACAATTAGAAAAAATTTGGATCAAAAAAACTATGTCTCATATAGGTTCTGGAAAAGACAATTTATCTAAAAGAACTCTTTCACTTTATGCTGAGCGAATCAAAAGAGTTTGGAAACTTTTGTACCCTGATAAATCTTTCAAGGGTAAAACTTTCATTCACAGAGATGTTAAAAAAATTATTAAAGCTATTAATGAAGATGAGATGGCTATCTCTTCAAAAGCTGGACTTTATTCTGCTCTTTTATCTACTTATAATTCCAAATCTGTAAAAATTCTAGCTAATGGGAAATCAATGTATGCAAGAGAATTAAAAAAATGGTCTGACATAATAAAAAATTCTGATAAAAAACAAGTAAATAATAAAAAGGAAAATATAAGATGGAAAACTTCTGAAGAACTTAAAGAAGGAAGAGATAAACTTTGGAACAAATATCTTTCTTCTAAAAAATTAAAAGATTATCGAGATTACGTTATGTTTTCTTTATTTACTTTATTACCTCCTAGACGTAGTCTCGATTACTCTGAAATGATCGTTTCTCAAGATGAAAATAAAGAAGGGAATCTTTTAATTACTCGTTTCAAAAAAAATAAAGATGGTTCTAAACGTAAACGAGTTTTCTGGAAATTCATATTTAATGATTTCAAGTTATCCAAAAATAAAGGTTCCGAATCTTTCGATCGTTACTTTATCTTAAATCTTCCAAATGGTAAAGAAATTGTTAAATTATTAGATGATTGGATTCGAAAAAATCCTAAGAAATACTTCCTTTTGGAACCTAGAAATGGAACTCATATGAGTAAAGCCATGAGCAGATTATCAACTAAAGCTGTCGGACAACCCGTTAATATTAATATCCTTAGACATATTTACATTTCCGAATTTTTAGATACCAATCCATTCTTGCTAGAAAAAGAAGCTGTTTCCCTATTCATGTCCCATTCAATAGCACAACAAGAAATGTATCGAAAACGTATAAATAAGGAGGACATTAAGGGCTTTGAAAGGGAGGAACCCGAACTAGAGGCTGTTCCTGAAACGTAAAAAGTGACCCTATAGACCCTCTAAAAAACGCCTTAGGAACTCTATATTTTCGCAATTATCGCGCTGACATTTTTTTAACTTTTGTTCATAAAAAAATTTTTTTTAAGTGTAAAATTATTTTAAGCTTTCATATAATTTGTTTGTAGATTTTTAGTCCATTACTGAAACCCTTAACAACTTCTCAGTTGCCATGTTTTTTCGAGTTTTAATTGAGATTTAGTAGAAATTTAGCTAGAGCTTAGAAAAGGGATAAAAAATGATGGTTTTTTGATAGGATGATATCGAATGATTCTGATACAGAAGGAAAATTTGAAACGAAACAATTCATTTGGTCTGATTATTGTGGTGGTGATTATGGTTGGACTAGAAGAAAAAAAATAACAAATTTTGAAGAACATGATTTTATTTGGAAAGTTATTTGTTTTCCGAAATATTACAACCTTTTGAATAAATATGTTATTCCTGATCTTTTAAAAATTATTTGTAAATATCGTTTTTCTGATAAAGATTACATTCTTTTTTTGGAAACGATAAAAAATGAAATATAAATTTCATATATGGACTATTCCTATGATGACAAGTGTGATGCGATTATTGCATGGGCAGAATTCAATGAGAATTTTGATTCTTCTGCTATTGAAAGTATGAAAGATTGGGCTTCGGACTCAGGATTTTTTACTTCCTCACAACAAAGAGCAATTGATAATATTATTGAAAAATGGAACATCGATGTTGATAAATGGATGTAGAAAAAAAATGAATTGACCACTCTGTAAATTTTTTACGTGAAGAATTTTACGTGTGATTTTTAGTTTACGATTTTACCTCTACTAAAACGTAGCGGCAACTATATAAACCACAAAAAAAAGTCGCAAAATAGCCCATGTCTATGTATATACATAGACATGGGTAATTTTGCGACTCTCAATTTACCTCTACTAAAACGTAGCGGCAACTATATAAACCACAAAACGTAAACGCAAAATCATCTCCAGAGAGAATTTAAATTCTGAGTAGATTTATCATTAGTTCCAAAACGAATAATGTAATGAGCATTTTTCTTTATTGCTTTAGTATTTTGTTTCCTGGTAGGATGAAGAGAATAACCATTCCAACCGTTAAAAATTTTAGACAATAATGATTTCCTATTTTTTCTTAATTTATCGATATTTTTCAAATCCCATAAATAAATTATCTGAGGGATAAGGATTTCTATAGACTTCCAATTTCTATCAATTTTTTTCTGGGTTATTATGGTTGAAGTATCACATGAATCATTTAATCCCAGAAGTTTTATTAATTTATTCATCAAGGTAAACTTCAAACAGAGATCACTACTTAAAAATCCATAACCATATCGATCCATTTCTCTTTCAAATGTTTCCTTTATTCCTATTCTCGAAGCATTATTATTCCAAAATATAGTATTCAAATTCAGATTATTGTCATTAAGGAATTTCTTGAACAAAGCGGTTCTCTGTTCGGGTTTTAAACTATCAGTATTTACTTTAGACATAAAAATACCTTTAGATATTCTGAGACGATTATATTTCGTATTTGATAATTTCTCCTCAGGATCTGCTTCTTTTACAGAATCAAATTCCATTTCTTTATAAATATCTTCAGATTCCAATTCTAATTCTTCAGGAAGTTCAGTCTCACCTTCGATGTGATTGGTCAAGTCGAAATAATAATCCATAAGAGTTCTAATAGAATTCTGTCCCATACTTTTTTCGAGTAGATTATAAGCATAATTAACTATGGCCCATTCGGGTGCGTTGTGCCAATGGTTTTTTAATCCGATATCTTGTTTTCTTTTTAATTTTTTATCTAAACCTTCACTAGCTTGTTGATTCCACAAAGATTTTGTCTTTACATATTTAGTTGATTCTTTGATATTTGTAAAGAATAATCTTTTTTCCTCTTTCTTTTTAGAACTTTCATCTTTGATACAATAATAAACTATGTTATCATTCATATGTCTTGCTCTTGCTTTACCTTGAAAGGCATTTCTTATCATTCCAACATTTGAAGAAACATAAATGAATCCGCAATCGAAATGAATTATATCATTACCTTGATCGTCTTTAGGAGAGAAGTCGATTCCTACTGTAATTGTTGGAGAATATAAAATTACCTGAACATCTAGCCATGATGTATTTACGTCTACTAGAGTTTCACGATCTTTACCTGATGCTGTGTAAATATAATACGTGATTTCATGTTTTTTTAAAAATACAGTAAAATCTTCTAACCCTTCAGCGTTTTCAGCATAACACCAAAACTTTTTACCAGCGAGAGCAGTGTCTAACATTTTATTACAGAAACCTTTAAAGTTACTTTTGAGTTCAATTTTTTTACGTTGAACTTCGAGTTTAAGATTTTTGGAAAGTAATGTTGGTTTATCAACAATGTTTTTTATGAAACTAATTGTTCTTCCACTGATAAAAGCATCAGCAAAGATTAGGACATCTGCTTGTTTAATTAAATTTTCTAATACTCTATAAGACTCTGTAACATTTTTACCCATTGTCTTACTTGCCAGTTGAGTTAAGAGTGCTTCTATTTCATCTAATACTAAAATATTATAACCTTTGTCTCTGTGTTCAAGACGATGAAGGGATTCCATAGAAATACATATTCTATCATTAGCGTGATGGAAATCTTTATCTAAATAACTGACGAATCGTTTTCCCGTTTTTATTTTTTTATTTAACTCCGGAACTTTAGATCTACAGAATTCTCTTCTTGGTGATAAATAACAAACAGAACTATTTGGTAATTCTTCTATGTAACAATACATAACCGTTGATTTACCATTACCTGTTGGAGCGATAATGATATGACATTTATATTTTGAAGTATCTATTTTTCTACACCAGTCTTCATTGTATTCCTCATACGTGATGTCTGGATCATCTAAATTGAAATACTCAGAGATCATTTTGTTTGCTTGTTTTTTTGGATTAACATTACTATTACATTTCGATGCCAAAATCTCCAGATGTTTAATACCAAAACCATTATCCTTTCTTTGTTTTTTCCCTACTATAGATTTCCAAAAACTTATGAAACCTTCATCTTCATTTGACCACTCTTTGTGGAATTCTCTTGCTTCATTGTAAGGAAGAATATTGAATAATAAGAACCCAATTTTCAACCAAGTATCATAAGTCTGAATTTCATTTGGAATTGATCTTAATAAAAAGTGAATATATTTCTCATCTTTTTTCTGAACCACATTGTTTTCTTTGATAATGAATTCTGGGAAACCATTTGAACGAGCAATTGCTCTGGCATCTCCTTTTTTTGCTTTTATTCTATTTTTACGTTGAGTTTTCTTTTCCATCTTTGGAACATCTATTTCAAAAAAATCATTAATGTTTGATCGACAAAAATGTTTGTCCCACTGGTTTTTATGAGTTATTGGAAGTTGTCTAGAATTTTTGATATAACCATTTTTCTTATTTGTTTGGTATTTGGATTGATTAATTAATTTCATTGATTGGAAACCTCTTGAATAAACAGTCATGTCAATGAGTTGAAGTCCATTCCAATAAAAAGCCTCAGGTAAATTTTCTTCTAACATTTTCATAAAG